TATCTTCAACTCTATCTATCACATCATTAATTACCTGAAAGAATATATCTTCTGCAATTTGCATATTATATTCATTTCCTGTTGATAATTTGTCTGATAAAAGATTTAAGTGAAAATCAGAAATAGGAACAATTAATAATTTGCCATTTTTCTTATATTGAGATGTTTTTATATTTGATTTATTTATTGTTCTTGTGCATGTTTCTAAACTAGAAAATATTTTCTTTGCATCTTCTTCATTCCATTGGTATTCAGTTCGAGGTTTTACGCTCACCTTTGAACTATAAAGTACCTTAACTCCATCTTCTTTAGTATTCATGTGCCACATACTATTCTTAGCAGATGTAATAGACCACTCACTAGGCGAGTACCCATGTGACTTTAAAACAAAATCAGGATCTTTTGATTCCTCAAGACTCATTTCCAATAATTTGTCTGATACCTGAGAATTATCACTTTTAATTTCTACAGATTCCTTATAATTAGGAATAGTTCTAACTTGCTCAAGTTTCTTATCAACAATCTCATCCCTAACAACACCCAACTTCTTTAATGTCCCATCGCGATCCTGCCTTTTTTTGATAAATTGCCGATAGTGTTCTCCAGTTTTAAATGGAAATCCTTGAGACTCATTCAAATCATTCCAAGAAGGATTTTTAGTATTAAGTATTTTTTTATATTTATCTCTATTATTTTTGAAATCGACACCGATAATATAAAGTTCATCTTTTGATTTTGACAATATTTATTAATACCACCCTATATATTTATTTTATTATTAAGTCACTTTCACTACTCTTACAAATAATTACTGGATACCCATTGCTCTGAACGGCATATTTCTCTTTCAATTCTTTATTGACTCTAATTCTTATGTAACCTAACTTTTCAAGTTCTCCACGCATTTTGCGAAGTTGAATTTCAGTTACTTCCCATTTATATTCTTTAGATAAATATAATACAATTTCTTTCTCAGTAGTGTAATTCTTTTCATCTACTAATTTTTCAACAACTGAAACAATATTTTCAACTCTTTCATCACTTTTTTTGGTTGTTGTTCTATCTTTAACTGATTCTGTTATTTCACCTGTTTCATAATCAATATCCTTTGATGCTACCTTTTTATATTGAGGGTAAATATTTTGAGCAACTTCTAAACCTTCTGTTCTATAAAACATCTCATATGAAGTACCTTTTACTGTATATCCATTTTGTTTCCATTTAACTCCTTGGGATTCAATATTATTAAGTTGATCAAATACCCAAGAGGGAATAGAATAGAAACTTACTCTCTGAGTTGTTTTGTTTGCTATTGCAATTGCTTGAGCTTTAGCAAGCATTTTTGGAGGAATTTTATCATCATCTAATTTCCTTATTAAATCGTGATAAGTTAAAACAGCAAGTCTTTGACTTATTCTTTTTAGATTGTTGGCTGCCGTTTTAGTAATTCTAGCTAATTCTCCTAATGAAACAAAGAATACAGCGTCTCCATCTGAATTCATATAATTTTCACCATAAATATTATTTTGTGCAATTCCTGCCATTACTAAAAATAATTCCTTAACATATCTAATATTTTTATCTGTTTGTGGACATAAATCCATAAACTTATTTAAATTCATTGTATTAATAATTAAATCAAGATTTGTCTTTTGTTCAATACTCCATTGAGTTTCTTTTATTGATAAATTGAATATTGTCTTAATAAATTCTATTGCTCTATATTCACTCTTAAAACCACCAAGTTTTTCAATTAATTGTTTTGTATTCATAGATACTCCACATTTACCACTATGACATTTATAAAGCCATTTTCCTTCATTGGTTTGAAATATACTTGCACTCGGATTACTATCTTTGTGAAATAGACATTTAACTGATGAAGGATATTTAAACTCTAATAATTCAGCCATATTAATGTTATAATAAATGTGATACCAAAAATCTTCCTTATTATCAAAAACTATAGGATCGCAATTTAAACTAGTTTGTAAATATTCTGCTTCCCTATTTATCAATGCTTTAATATTATATCTCTCTTTTATGGAGGAAGAAGGTTTGGGATTGCCTAAAACCTTGGCGCGAGAGGGGTTTCCGAACCGTTGAGAAAGGGTGACTATTAAATTAAAGGAGTAACTTCTATAAGTATATATATTAGTCACCCTTAACCCTCTCACAATATCCTTAATCTTATAATCTTTATTATAGAGTTTAGGATACTTTTCCATAAGACTTTTACCCTTATTATTACTTTTATTATTATTATTTATTTTATTACTTTTAACCTTTATAGGTTTAGAATCCTCTAATACAATATCTTTAGATAACTCTATAATATAATTACTATTTAATATATTACCAGAATCAAATACTATATTTTTACCTGCAAAGAATATTCTATTAAGATTCTTACATGTTTCATCTACTTCCCCTATAGATTCCATTAAATATAACAATATTCTTTTTGCTGTATTTTCATCAGTTATAACTTTATCTAGTACAAATACTAATCTCATTTTATGATGATTCTCTTTGTGATTAAAAGAAGTATAAACAAAATTGGGTATTATATTTATTTCTTTACAATGATTAATTATTTCATCATATGTTTTATGATTTTCTTTTAGATATTGTTCTGTTAATATCTCATAGTCATTATCAGACATTTTCTTAGGTTTTACAGGTTTATTATCAATATCAATCATAAATACCTGCTGTGATATCCAATCTGTTTCTTGGCCTCCGCAATAAGACGGTCTAATAGTTTTTCCATCTAATACACTTTTCTTAATTTCTTCGATTGAATACTCTTTTACATTATCAATTTTCATTCTATTGATAATTGCTCCAATGTCTGTACTGGGCTTGGTTTGATAATTTACCTTGTCAATAATTAATTTGATTTTCATTTCTTAAACATCTCCTTCAATATTTTTATTTGTTTCCTTAATTTAAATAATAAGCAAACAGGCGTTAAGGATTACGCTTTTCGATGATCAGTCTAGTCTGCTTATTTGTGTTATTTACAACACAAAAAATTCCTCTACAAAAATAAAGGAATTTAATCTGTTGTAATTTATGATTATTGAAATTATTTTATATCCTCATGATATTGACAATCTTGACAGAACATTATATTCTTATTGACAAAATATTTAATCCAATATCTTTGTTTTCCGCAATTTGGACAACATAATTCTTCTTCAACAATCCTAATCTTATCTTCCAAATAACTATAAACATAATATTTCTCTGTCGGCTTACAAACATAATATAGCACTGGAATATTAATATTATTATCATCAATATTTACAATGTCATCAACAATTGCAAATAATCCATGCCAATTAGAGTTGTCTAGGATTTGTACTTGAGTTCCTTTATTTAGTTTCATTTGATAATTGTTTAATCCTCCTTTTAGAGAATAATGACTCTATAAAAACAGTTTTTCTTGTATTATTATAATTATTAATAGTTGCAAGTTTTTTATTTAGGATATAACTTGCAAAACCTATTTAGTTTATTGGAAGGGGAGAGATAATTAAACTCTCCCATATCAAAAATACCAAGGGAGACAAATGCCTCCATATTTTATTATAATTTATATAATACTTACTGCTTTCCAGCCCTGCGGATACTTTTGGTCAAGCATAATCATACCAAACCGTTTTATCAGGGATTTAATCAATCTTTATTACTTACTCTTTAAGTCTTAAACTTTACACTTATTAAACTTTGAATTTTTATCTTTAAGCGTTTAGTCTTAAACTTTAATCTTTACAGAATCTTTAAAATCATATAGTTTAATATGTAACCGACTTTCCATTAAGGTGTCGGTTAATCTATTAATTTTTGTTTTTCTGCACATCCTGTGAAAGATGCAAATAATATGTACTTTCTTTATATTTATTAAACCAGTCTAAGTACATAAAAGACTTGTCAATTATGGTTAAAAGTTTTCAGAAAGCAGTAAGTAGTTATTTCTTATGGATTAATATTCAATTTCTATCACTGTTAGAGCATTGCTTGTTGATAAACTGGAATCAATTTCACTCTCAAACTCTAAAATTTCTTTCTCCAATTCATCAATCTTATCTTTAACTTTAATCGGATCTACAAATTCAAAAGAATTATTGAGAATAAATTCCTTTCTAACTTTTTCAAGTTCATCAGTATTTGTCTTCCCTTCTTTTGAACCAAATAATCCAATTACATAGTTTTCTGCCTTTTGATTTAATGTTTCACCATTTTCCTTATCTATAATTTGAATAGAATGTACATAATGTTGACTCATAGTATTCATCAGAGTTTTCTTATATAACATTCCACTATTTTTCATCTCAATTGCTTCTGCTACTGTCATTTCATTGTCACCAATTTTAACTTTAGTAGTTGCATTAGATAAAACAGTTGCTCTTTTAATTGCATTTCTGCGACTAATTAAGTCATTTGCTTTATTCCAACTAGCTTGGATTTGTGTTTTAAATTCATCTACTGATACACCATTAATTTTATCATTAGAGTGTTTATTTGCTTTGCAATATACCCCTTGGGAAATAGTTTTATCAATTCTTGCACCAATTACTTTTAGTTCTGATAATGCTTTGTGGATTGTCATTGTTTCAGTTGTCATATTTTTATTTATCCCCTTTAATTTTAAATTTTAAAAGTTTAAATCTTGCTCTTGGTGGCGTAAAGCCAAAATATAAATCTTCTTTGTTAGAGTTGTTAACTCAATTCATTTTGTTGTGGTTGGACTTATGTTTTTTTTACTGCCCTGTCCACCCATTATTTATTATTATGAAGGAATTGCACTTGAACCGAATTAGTTATAATTCGAGGAAGTTTACACTTCTACAATCCCTTCATAATACAAGCAAAAATGCATCTAAAAACCTCATACTATTTTCAGAGCAATACCTGTATTTCAAGGGCTTACTAACTTATGCACATGATTTTAGGGAAGGTTCGTAATTACACTCACGTTAACCTAATTTTATTAAACCCTAAAATAAGTTTTTATTTATTGTTGTTGTTTGGCTTATGCAATTTCCAAAAAATCATCACCACAACAATTTATAGAGGAAAGTATTTAGTAAGAAAAGAATCTAATTATAAGCATCTAAAAATCTTTAACTTCTTAGTAATATTAATTATAGCTAATAATTAATATTAAAATTTCGCCTAGCAAAAACTATGCTTATTATGTTTTTCTGTGAGAGTAACAATTGTACACATCATCACTCTCTAGATAAATTATCAGACCACAATAGTAGTGTCGCAGTCAATTCATTTGATATATCGTCTAAAAGTTAACGATGCCACACCATTTCTTTAAGTGATATATCAAATGTTAGACTATCAATTATATCTCATATTGTGGTATGGTAAGGTATTAATCGTCATCTTCCTGATCTTCAGCATCCTCAGATTCCCCATCTAAAGATAAATATTGTTCACAACCATTAATTGTAATATCTAAGATGCCGGGTTTCTTTTCTGTTCCTTCAAGTTTATACAATTTAGTAGACCATTCGCATACACTGGCTTTTACACATGATTCACAGAATTGATTATTCAAATTTGCCATATATTAATAAATTCCACCTTTAATTTTATTTTATGATTGATAATTTACCTTATACTAATTTATATGGAGCCGATAATAGGACTTGCACCCACAACCTACACATTACAAGTGTGTTGCTCTACTATTGAGCTATATCGGCTTATTGTAATTGTGCTATCCTGCCCTATATCCAATGATATCTATTGAATATAGGGGACTAACACTGATAGCACAAAATTATTATATTTACTGTACAACTTTATCTTTAAGAGACTTATAAATAGTTGTCTTAATTGCATTTTTTGCAGGAATTTGAATTGTTTCACCATTTTGCGGATTTCTTCCCGACCTACTAGCACGTCCTACAATTTCCATTCCAAAATGACTTCCAACTTTAACATCCTCTTTTGTTTCAACGCATTCTTCTAAAACTTGCAGAAATGCATTTAATTGTTTTTCGCTTTCTACTTTTGTACCTTCAACGATTTGAGCCATACGTGTAATAATATCTTTCTTGTTTACCATTTTAATATATCCCCTTTTATTCTTTAATAGTATCTGCACATCTTTGATGTCAGACCTGTGTTTTTAATTTGTTGATTTGTTATTTTATGTTTCATATTTAGAAAATTCTTTTTTAAGTATTTCTTCAATATTCTCAAAATCCCAGTACCAAACTTCTAGAAAATTATATCCATTTGATAGGGCATATTCTTTCTTACGCCTATCATGTTCTACTTGTTTTTCGAAGTCTTCAATAGATTTGTGTAAACCCTTGCAAAAACCTTCATGTTGAATACCTTGATATTCTACAAGAAGATTATATTTTGATAAATAAAAATCATAAGATAATAATCCATTACCAACTCCTCGCAAACCTTCAAATGTTTTTTGTGGTATAAAATAGTTATTATTATGATTGTCTAAATAATTATCATAATCTGTTTGATTTATCTCAACAAATTCTTTTTTAATAAAAACTTTTCTACATTCTTTTTCACCTTTTGATTCACTACATTCTGGACACCCCTTACCGTTTTTCCTATTAGATATTTTTGCTTGCCACACATGTATAGGATTATCTTTACATTGCCACCAAACTTCTTTGTTGCTACAAAAAGTAACATCATAAGGAGTCAAATCTCCATTGAAAGTACGATGCCATTCTTTAGCAAGTTCTGGATTTTTTGTTGCCAAACAATTAGATAAACCAACTTGTTTACCGTGACATATACCACAACCATGATCTTGAGAAATATCCGCCCAACTTGATTCAAATATTCCTCCGCACTCTTCTTTTAAACATCTCCATTTAAGTTTTTTACCATTACCATCATATATATCACTGACTAATTCAAATGGTTTATTGTTTAATTTACACCATAATTTTATATTATATATTGTATATGGATTAAATTTATTAAATTTAATAAATTTAAAGGGATCTTGTTTTATTCTAAAATTATGATATGTTATATTATAATAATACTTGTCTTTATCTTGAATTATTAAACATATAGTTGTTGGTTTACTATATTTTGTTTGTTCTTTAAACTCTTCTTTAGTGGTTACTACAATATAATCACCTTTACTTTTAAAATAGTCTCTAATATCTTCATAAGTCTTTGCTTTAGACATTCTACCCTCCTTTAAATTAATAAAGAGGGAGTATTTAATCATAATTTATTTTTCTACTCCCTCAATCAAAGGAGTAATTTTTATCCACTAAGGTATCTACTCATTGGTAGTACCGAAAATAACATACATTTACATTTTATCAGATATATCTGCCATCCTACTTCTCCAAACATTGGGAAGATGTATACAACCAAACATATCCTCATTTTTAAACACTTCTATTGCTTTGAGCAACCCATTATTTTTACCAACATATTCAACCTTGTCTACCTGCTGATATGGATCACCTTCAATTATGATTTTTGCATCCTTACTACATCTGGATAAAGCAAGTTTCATTAAATCAGGTGTTGTATTTTGTGCCTCAGTGATATATAGAATTTGATTATCAGTTATTTCCATTCCTCGACTGTCTGCCATAGGTATTAATCTAATCTTATCTTGTGTAATTAAATTATCTACAATGCCTTTATCGCCAAATTTAGTGATAAGCATATTGCCGATAAAATTTTGCATACCCTTTTGAACGGAATCACCACTATAAAATCCCATATCAACTGCTCCGCGCACTTTTGTAGGATTATACATTACTACACAAGTGTCATATTTTTGATATTGTAATGCCCACATAATATACATTAAACTACAAAGACTTTTTCCACTTCCTGGTTTTCCTGTAATAGCAGTAAATTGATTATTATGCAAACTATCAATACATAGTTCTTGGAATATATCTTTTGGTTTTAGATTTCCAAACATCATGCTTTTAAAGTCTTTTTTCACAATGCTTTTAAATCCTTGTTGTGTCCATCTTTGCTTATCAACAATTGAATTGTTAACTTTGAGTAATAGGTATTCATTGATATTTAGATTCCATAGATTTGCTTTGGTTTCTGATTCATACCAATTAGCCAATTCATACTCTGACATATCTAAGATTGTGTAACCAGTATATTTTTTATCGTCATAATCTGTAGGTTCATATTGTTTACAAGTAATATTAAGAGAATCACATTTTGCTCTAAATAACATGTCATTACTATAAGCGATTGTATTATTATCTTTTTCGTACAAAACCTTCAGGAGTGAAATGATTTTATTATCCATAATTTCTTTATCAAAACATGAAGGAAGATTATTATAATCTGTTTCATCAATGATATATGTAATTTTGTCTCGATTAGCGTTTATATATCTTGTCGCTCTACGTGCCTGAAATTTTACCTCTTCTGATTTTCCATTTTTCTTCAAATTGTCTAATTCACCAAGAACAAATCCTGATAATTGTATCCCTGAATCTGAAAAATCTTCAAAAACTTTTTTAGGATGATCCATTAATACATTTGAATCAATGTAAGGTGATTGACATGGTTTATCGGGCAATATAAACCAATCCTCTACTATTTATTTTATTACTTTGTATCATAAGACACAATTTACAACTTCTTCAATATTAACAAATTCATCATACTTAATTCTTAGTAACTTAATACCATTAATACTACAAGAATCAACTTTGAATTTGTCATAATAATCACCATTATAAAACTCTATTAGATATTTTAATTTAGTTCTTGATTCATCCTCAAATACTGCATAGTCAAAGATATAATAGATTTTATCAATACCTTCTAATCTGTAGTTTTGAGAGAATATAGTGTTATTTAGATTGAAATATTGCTCTAATCTATCTTTTTTCTTTAGTTTTAAGAGTAGATTGTATACAGGTGGGGTTACATAGCGTTGTTTACGCCTACCACTACTAAATTTTCCTATTACTACTAGGGATTCTCCATAATTTCCATGTTTTTGATGGATTATGTTTTTAGAGATTAAGTATTGTGTTTCTTGTTTTGTGATTTTTTCCAATGTTTGTTGTTTGATGCTCCTTTTAGTTTGGAGTTTTTGTTTTTAATATTATGTTTCATAAGCGTATCGACCAAACGCTTATAAGATAGGGATTATATTACTATACCCTATCATTACAAGCATTGTTTATAATATTTCTGAAATCGCTGTGGGAGTAGGGTTTCAAGGTTTATCAGCTTTTCGGATTCTCTTTGTTTGATCCCACTCTTTCTTTTGATTAAACTGCATTTTCTTCGCACAATCTATGCAATATTTTATATTACCATTTGTCTTTTTAATAATCTCTCCACAAACTTCATTCTCACACTTCATGTATTTATCATCTCCATTATACCAATCAAAATAATATCCAACATTATCAAAATTAGTTATCTCAAAAACAATATTGTCAATTTTATTACCTTTGTCATCTTTGTCAACCACAATATCATCTATAAAAGATAAATTAATCTTACCCCTAGTCCTCACATCAACATAACCTAAATTTGATAAACCATTTACTAATTTATTAATATCATATTCTCCAGACAATCTAGACATTTCAAATACTTCTTTGTACGATTCTGTTTTTCCACCAAATATATTATAATCAGAAACTTTTCCATATATCTGCTTAGACATTTCTTTATTCAATTTATTTTTTACAATAAACGTAAATAATATTTTTTTATGCACACTATCAATTTCCAACCCATTAATATATTTAATCTCATTTTTTGTAATCGGAATACTTTCTATTAAAATTAATTTATTTATTCTCTTACTGCCATACGCTAAAGCTGAATTAATTATTTTGAAGTATTTTACTCTATTGAATTTTACTATATTATTTTCGCAAAACTGATATACTAATTTTTTCCTTTCACTTGCTTTTTCTGCTAACACTTCTTTATAATATTTAACTAATATTTTTAATTCATATCTGTGATATTGAGTTAAAAAACCTTTTTTTAATATCTCTTCTGCATATTTCTTTTCATTATATCTAAACTGAATCATATTTTCACCTCTTGTAATTTAAATTTCTTATTTAAATACTCAATTTCTCCATTTTTATTTGGCATAGGGAATAATACTTGTCCTTTGTTAATCTTATTATGTAATTTAACATTTGAAAACAAATATTTTCCATAAATATTCCATAAAAAATCTTTATTGAATTTTGGATATTTGACATAAAATATTTCCACTAAGTAATTTACTAATTCATAAACATTAGGACATATTTCAACCATTTTCTTTTTAAACCCTTCATATATTCCTTTGGTTTGTGCTTCTAAACTGTCATCATGTTTATCATCATTAGATTTACTACTTATACCCATATTACCAAGGTCTTTAATCTCAGTTCTAAATTCATTATATCCATTTAAAACTTTATCATATGTATCTCTATTATCTATTTGTTCTTTTCTTAGATATTGTTTGTAAAAATCTAAATCATTTTCTACTTTTAATTTTTCTTTAAGATTGAAGTCAATCCCTTCGATATGTTTACACAATAAATTCATTACACAATCACTATCAATCACTGGCATATATTGATAATAAGCTTTAAGCAATTTTTCTTCTTCTGGTTTTTTTCTTTGTTTATTAATTAAATCATTCAAAGACATTCCGAATTTTTGCTTACTAGACAAATCGTAACCACTAATATGTTTCATATATTTTCTTTTAGTATCTTTGTAAAGATATTTAAAGAAATATGGATGTCTATCTAGGAGCATGTTATTAAGTATTTCTTTTTTTTCAATAGTTTTAACAGAATCTTTTTTAATATCTTGAGTATCTTCTCTATATATCACCTGTCTTTCTACCCATTTTCTAGGTATTCCCTTAACTTCCTTTCCTATCTTCGCCTTATCAATCTGTGCAGATTGAAGTTTTGTACACATTTTAATTCTATTCATTGTTTGTTTGTATTCTTCACTTTCCTTTTTAAATAAAGGAAGCAAGGCATACGCACTTGTACTTTTATTAGTAATTGAACCTATAATAGATCCAAAAGCAAACAAATCTGCTGTAAATAAAGCTTCTGAAGTTAATTCTATTGGTTTAGGTTTAGGTGCATCATAGACAACTGGTAACTCATCAGAGTAAATTCCTTTGATAACTGTAATATCCGATGTGGTAGCCAAAATATCCATGTCAAAATCTGAACCTGCCCAGTGCATTGTTTCCATACCATGTATATTAACTATAATTCCTGTAGTACAATATCTATACCAATCTTCCGTACAATATGTGTCTACTAGATTAAGTTTTAAATGTTCACTTCTAAAGGTTAACGGTGCTCTCATTGAATCAACAATTTCTACTCCTTTTCTGTTCCAATAATTTGAATAATATTCATTCTTCTGCAACAATCCTGTAATTTCTCTTCCACAAACATGTTGCATTTGTGCAAACG